ATATTTGAACTTCCACCAGAGGTAGTAAACTCTATACTGGCATTTGAGGAAATACTTTCCACCCTCATAACCCCTGTACCACCAAGAAGTGGATTTCTATGATCAACTACGTGGAACTGACGCGCGGGTGATGGTGTCCCCACACCTACATTACTTGTGTTAACAATGTTAAGACAAGTTGTAATAGTGTTATTATTGGATACAGCTAGAGCGAGTCCCGTAGTTTTATTTTCAAGGTTACTGAATCCCCTGACTATACCACCTTCACCATTGTTGGTGTATAGGAGTAGATTGGTTTGTTTATTGTCACCGATACTCTGAAGTTTCATGATGTCCGCATCACCAGGTGTTGTATCATACACGTGTATGTTAGACGTTGGTGACGTGGTACCTAAACCTAATCTCCCATCTTCATCAAAGCGTGCAAACTCATCGTCAAGAATACTCGTGCGTTCATGCACGAATGTAAGTGGTCGTCGTGTAGCACCATCTAGTACATTCCTAATAATATTGAAACCCAAATCGCTCGTAGAAAACTCTAAACCTGATAACTTGAAAGAACCACCACCATCGAACTCAATATCACCATTGACAACTAACCTGGTACCCGATTCTCTATTCTTGGCCGTATCTCTATTACCCCCAATTACAACTATACCTGGATTTCCAAGATCTGTTATAGTGAGAGGGCGATTGGTTTGCCCGTCCATCGTATCCAGTATCTCACCCCCACCGTAAAGGGTATCACCAGAAGTATTATATGTTTGGAATACGTGTTCAGCTGCGATATGTCTGATTCTATCTGGACCTTGGTCAACTGTACCATTATTATTACCCTTAAAGAGTAACAATTCGGTTCTAGGCTGAGCCGTAGTATAACGCCTCTCAATAATACGAGTATTACCAAATAACTGTCCAGGTACACCACCAAATGATAATTCGTTACCAATTACCACATTACCATTGACTTCAAGAACACCTCTAGGAACATCTGTACCTATACCTACATCACCAGATGCTCCACTAATATATAAACCAACTGTGGCGTTACTTGAAACCCTCTCGTGATTATTTATAATTCTGAAATCACCATCATCACCCGCTACTCCAGTGGACCACCCGGACAGGGTTACACCATCTGTTTGTATATAAGATGTGAAGGAGTTTCCGTTTGCTAGGTTAGTTTGTGCCGCCATTATAGCGTCACCGGATGTTGTATTGTGTACAAGTATACCATTTTCAGTGGGATCGGCTATACCCGCACAGTCTACTTCAATGTGAGCGACTGGTTGTGTAACACCTATACCAACTTTACCGGAACTCAGAATTGTCATAACAGTGGTATCCACGGCGTAATCGGCATCTCCCATTACAATATCAAGTCTACTATGTGAAGTTCCGGCGCTCTTTTCATGCTTCCCTAAATGAAACGCAGCTTTCGCGGCATGTTCAGAGCCGGTACCCTCTCTAGATAGATGCAACACGGGTACTAATTCTGTAGTACTCGTAATAGGTTGTGCATTACTGACTACTAGCGGTATTCCCAAATGATTATACCCATTCTTTCTAGTGACTTGATTATTTATGAATGTAGTCAATCCGTTTACGTGGAACGTACTCTCGGGTGTTTGAGTGTTAATACCTACATTACTTGATTCCAATATGGTCAATTTTGGTGTACCCATATTGGGTGTGGTACTCGCATAAAAGTTGAGACCCTTACCTGTTCCAACGATATTTTCAACTTTGTTTTCACCTACCACTGGGTTAGAATACACCTGCATGGCAGTGTTCCCCGTTGATCCCCATACGTTACCATATACAACAGAATTGCTCCCCATCACAAATACATTCCCATTAATCGTGAGTGCTTTCGTGGGATTTATTATATTAATACCAACTTGACCACCAGGTGCAATGCGCATTCTCTCAGCATTTTTAGTTTTGAAGCGGATGTTTTGATGAGTATTAGATGTACTCGCACCATATATCTCAATGGAACTCACGTTTGAGGAAGTTGGTCCAGATTTGAGGATAAGTGGATTTACAAGACTATCACCACCGTATCTATCACTATGGACCATTATATTAGATGTTGAACTAATAGATCCTGTAATAAGATTTGTTGTCACGGTGTTCCCAACTATAGTGAGTGTATTTGCAGCGGTTAAATTGACATATAACTTATTTCCAATAGATAATGTATCACTGGGTGCCACATTAGATATACCTGACGTTTCTGTACCTGTTGTGCGTAAACCATTTACTTTCACATTACTGTTAAAAGTAGCAACTGTTTGATTAGTTGTATCTATTATAATTATATCATTACCAATTGTAACATTTGATCCAATTTTAAGACTTTGTGTGAAAATGTTACCGTGGACTTCTAAAACATTTGATCCTGTATCTTCAACGAAGAGGTTAGAACCCACACAGAGGTCGTGTGTTGGATATATATTTGCTACACCCACTGCATTTGACGTATATATATCACCGAATATGTGAAGATTTGTAGATAGCGTATCATCTACTGTGAATGATGAATCCAACGGACCACCTGTCGTTTGGAACAAAGTCATTTCCCTCCCTCTAGGACCACCTCTAAAACCAAAAGCGACATTTGATTCATCTCTATCATGTGTAAATAGTAACGTTGGGTCATTCGTACCATCATTACCTTCACCGAATGTGATAGTTGTATCCTCAACAACAAGGTTAATGACACGTTCATATGTCACCGTTTCAGATACATAAAGATTACCATACATTCGGGTGTTGCCATAAATATACATACCACCATCAACTGTAACATTACCTGTGATCACAGCTACATTATTGGGGTACTCGGCGCTACCCCCATTCGCATCACTATCAGTTATTATTACGTTTGAACCAAGACTTAATTTCTCTGTTTTCATACCACCGCTTACTACCAGAATGTTAGATGACGTACCATCCATTATAAGATTTGACCCAAAAGTAAGTTGGTCGTTGATAATCACATTTGTGACCACGAGGTTACCACTTACTGTCATGAGATCACGACCGGTTAAATCAACACTTACTTTTACATTTGCGTTCTCGTTAATCTGAAAAGCATTCGTTGGATTAGTTGTACCCACAGAGAGCTGATTATTAATGAATATACGATCCGCTGCACCAGAAGCTTTTAGATTCCAAACAATAGCATCATCCTTATCAATAAAAAGTTTATCACCTACAGAAAATTGTTTCGTTGGTAGAGCGTTTGATAGAGCTAGACGACCTGTTACTCCATCATTCGCTACGAGTTTAATTTCATTCGCCTCAATCTCCCTAGTTAAAATACTGTTAACACCTGTAAGTGTTTCACTCTCAACGGGTTCTGCTTCTAGACTGGCAACATAGATTTGTTCGAACCTAGCCGTTCTTCCCATTTATATATTAGTTTCCGAATAAAATTCCAGCTAAACCATCCTTGATCCTGAGGACATTGTAATTTGTAGCATATACATAAATATCTTTTTGGTCTCCTCTAAGATTACCCTTTTCTACACCACGTAATATGAGTTTGGCATTATCAAGCCTACTAAAATTGCAACTACCTGATGGACTGTAATCTGATACATTTAGACCAAAGTGATATGCATAGTATCTCGTATACATGAGATCCTCAGAATCAACTCTAAAGTCAGTTACACCATATTTAGACTTGTAATAATTTTGTACTGTGTGAAAATAAGTTGGTGACATATTTTCAAGTAATGGTGTACCATTAATGTGTATATCAGCATTTTTAAACGTAAAACGGTCATTTGTGGGATCAATACTAGTTGCACTATATCCAAAAAATATAGATTTAACTGGGTGATTCAAGTAAGATAGGTCCAAATCATTATAACCACCTGACTCTATCTGGTTATTGAATACATTAGAGAGGGGGTATTCTACCCTTTGTGTTTGTGTAATGACAAAATCCATCTGTCTTCCTACCATTGATTCTCTCTCATCCTTGTCCAAGTATATATAGTTTCCATACACATTGATTCTTTTTTGAGAATCATTATACCCGGATAAACTATTCGCATCAAAATTAATTTTAACTTCAACCTGATGATGTGTGAGTCCTACTAGGGGTAAAAATGCACCATGATCACAGAAAAAGAAATGAAGTGGTTGAAAATTTCTATTCGATACACTTGTTTTATTTGTAAGTTCTTGGGATTTTGTCCATGTTTCTGCGAGATAATTGGGCCATATATCGGCATAATAGTCATAATGTTGAGAATCTATTTTTTGACCTCCTATATAAAGATCAATTGTTGAGTTATAAAGAAGATTTGAAGATACATTTGAGTTTCTCTCAAGACCCTCAAACCATAAACAATTTATAAGGTCACCTAAAACGGGTACTGTAAAAACTGGATCCTTATCTGAAATAGTTTTAATCAACTTGGGGGTTTGAGAAAAGTTTGTATGCCGAGTAAACTTCATACGAAAAAAAGAATGTCCCTCCTCGCTATTGAGATAAACATCTTGTACACCTCTAGAAACAAGTTGAATTAATGCACCAGACATTTAATTATTGTTTAGATTATAAAAACAGACACTTTCCCTGAGGGAAGTCCTCCTTCTTTTCCTCAGTTAATTTACCATGTATTTTGAAACCACCTTGACGATACACCTTAACCCTTTTGTAATACATGGCCGTAAAGAATGACCATGGATCATGGATGTCATAGATGTGTGGGTTGTTCTTCTTCCCCTTCGTCTCTCTCATGATACGACCAATACTTTGGGTGATATCAGATTTGGGGGAGGCCAAAATAACCGTATCTAGGGTTGGAATATCTAGACCCTCGTGGGCTTGACTGAACGTGGCAAATATAATCTTCTTCTTAGATGACTCTTGTAAAGCTGCTTCTTTCATACCACCCATATATAGACCCGAAGTATTCGGAAAACACTGATGGAGCATCTCACAGTGTTGTCTACGGTCACTTAGGACGAGCAACTGCCTCGTACCAACTGAAGCCTTCTTCACGAGATCCACGAGCATTTGATTCCTCATCCTATCTTCAACAATTTCGGTGATCATATTTGGCATTGAGACTTTTCCATTTCTCATAGAGGGGGGTGGGTTCCTGTAATTGAATGTTTCGTATGTTATAGGAAACACCTCAACCTGTTCCTGATTCTTCCTCTCAACCGCAAAGAATGTGGGACCCATGAACCAATGGAGTACCTTGGTGAGTCCATCCTTTCTCTCAGGAGTTGCTGAGAGACCATAAATGTGCTTGGGACACATCTTGAAGAGACTCTGACTAAATACCTTTGCACATATGTGATGGGCTTCATCAACTATGAGGGTTCCCACAGAATCAAAGTCACTGAATGAATACTCTTTGAGGGAGAGAGACTGAAGCATAGCAATCACAAAGTCACAATTTACCTCCTTCTTGTCTTGTTGAACGATGCCAATTGTGGCACCTGGACAAAACTGTTGGATGCGTTCTCTCCATTGATCTGCCAAAAACTGTTTATGGACGACAATCATCGTACGGTACCCCAATTTACAAGCTATAGCCAAGGATACGGTCGTTTTGCCGTAGCCGCATGGTAAAGAAAGGACCCCATGACCTGCTTTAATTCCTGCTGTGAGTGCTTCGTTTTGGTGTGTCGCATCCCTGAGTTCCCCGACAAACTTGGCGTTGGAACGAGCTGGTTCGGGTCTCTTATCTTGGGTAGGCTCTCCAAGTTTAGCAGTTCCGTAGAATCTTGGAACACACACTCCATTCTTAGCTGGTCTGAAAACTTTGAAAGGCGGTGGAGGAAATCCATAATCTCCGTTGACAATAGGTCTTACCGTAAGGTCTTTTTTAATTTCTTGAATAGGACCCGCATCCACGATATAACCAGTTCTTGTCAACATTTATTATATTAAAGAATTAAAGCTTTATATAAATATAAAATCATGCCTGTGAATGTAGCTGAAAACATTGAGCGGATAACTGCTTCTAAAGTCAAAATACAGGGAGATATTACTAGTTTGGAGGAACATATAAAGTTTGCTAAAGAAGAACTACTCCGAATGGACGGGTGTCTAATTTGTTTCAATGGGTTTCAAGAGGCTGGGATTGTAAATATTATTGATGAAAATCAACATATTGTTGATAAAAATCAACCATATCTTGATCAAGTGAATGACAATCAAGCCCAATGTAATCAAGTGAATGACAATCAAGCCCAATGTAATCAAGTGAAGGATATTCACTCCCATCATCACGAAGCGACTGATACTTTGGGAGCTCTATACTCCAAATATAGAACTATGTAATTTCCATGAAAATCCTGAATAATTACCAACGTTCCAAACACTACAAAATTGTATTTCAACTTCAACTTCATCATCCTTTATGAGAGATTGGAGAGGTCTCCCTTTGACCTCACACATCACTCTCCTATAACGGAATGGAACCTTAACTGTCAATATACGACCATCTAGGGGGTCATCTAGATGACTATTTTTTACCAAGCAAGCTTTATTGAGTTGCATACGTTTTATAATTTCAGTGCACTTTTCAGGAATGACCAAACGAATGTATTTTTTATCGTTATGGTCATACATGGGTGTATGTACTTTTGCTAGAAACTTCATATGTTTCTGTTACGGTATATGAGCATTAAAACTATAAGCACTAAAAGTGTTATAGATAAAACTTGTGTGAGAAGGAGGGGGTTCAATGGTTCCCGAGTTCCGAAGCATTTGTGACTTAGGGACCTTGAGACCTCCACGGCCGCTTCAATACTAGAATAGGGTGTATTCCTCGGAGACATCATACCACACATCGCGACATTTTGAGACTCCCCAAAGAAGGGGAGTTGTCCATGGAGACTTAGGACCCCTGACGATTGGGAGAACTGCCACCGCTCCCCATCCCAATCTGCACCCCAACCAAAACGAATCTCACGTGGTAGTGGAACATCCAACTCACCCAAAACGAGGCTTCTCAACTCTTCTGGTGGTGTAGTGAGAATGTCTTCGGTGAGGTCACATATCACACACGATACAGTCATACCATCAGATAATACAACTGGTTGGAGATTCAATTTAGTTGTCGCAGCAATCTCCAAATCATCCCCAAGTTCAACTGGTTCATTGAAGT